TTAGACTTGGTAGCTCCACATTTAATAACAAGGATTGACGCCCCACAAGCGCACCCAGTCCCCAATAAAGTTACCCACGCTTACGGTCCATTTTCTCCAGAGCTTCTTAAAGAGCCTGAGATAGTTATTGCTACCCCAGCATTTAATGAAGATGGGTCTGAGTTTCCTCTAGGAGCCACTACTCAAAATAATTTTAAGCCGCCTAGGTATTTAAGGTGCAGTGAGTGTATGGTACGTGTATTAGAAACAGAGACCGCTGACCATGTATGTGAGGACTAATGGCTAGTAGAAAAGCAGCGCCGTTAAATCCAGATGACTTCTTTAAGACCCAGCGGTCTAATGAATCTGTAAAAGAGTATCTATCAAAGCCTGAAGAGGCGGATATAGATATTGCTATCCCAAATGATGTTACCAACGTTGGGTTTGAGACAACAACCGCCCCAACTAGAAAACCATCTAGACCACGGGCGCTAACTATTGCGTACAACCCAAATACAAAGACTGTTTATATTGTGTTTAGAACTAACCACTGGCACCAATATAACGACGTCTCTACTGAGGTCTGGCTTGGGCTAAAGAACGCAGAGTCTACTAATGACTACTTGCCTACTCTAGAGTCCGCTTGCTCATCCCATGAACCAGCGCAGTTAAGAAACCTATCTGCTGGTACTGTGGCTAGACTAAGTGACTCATCTGCAAGAGCCTCGTCAATTCAACGGGGAGACCTACGTAACTGGGGAGCTTTTGACTTTTTCAAGGAGAACTAAATGAAATCATACGGACCACTATACGGCGGAAAGCTAGATTACTGGCACAGACACCTACTACCGGTTATTGAAGTGGGAACCACCCAAGAGACAGATCGCCCTTATCGGCTTGGAAAGTGCTTGGTCTTTCGCGTACCATTTACTCATCCAGGCTTTTACTTGGGTGTTTGGTTTAAGAAGCCTAACATTGATTTAGATGACGAAGACTCTATTGATGCACTTCTATTCAGGACTATGAGAGGCCGCGATGCTTGGAAGCCTCAGGATGGACTATTTAATGAAACTTTTTTCTCGGAATAAGGTCTGGGACAAGCCATTCTCTGAGAAGGTGTCTAAGAGAGTATCTAGGCTACAAACCCCTGAAATTGAGGGCTGGTTAGATCAATCTATCTATGAGATCGGCCGTTGCCTTTCTATGTACCAGCGCAGTAGAGATGACATCTATTTAGACGAGGCTCTAAACGGGGCTGAGGCTCTTCATGCCATGGTAGACCAACTTAGAAAGCGTACGCCGCGCCGTTAAACCTATTTGTCGACAAATAGACATTTATGCTATTATTGTCTACGCCTCTCTTCCTCTCCCCGTAGATGGCGCAAAGAGCCTAGGTTTAACGACTTAGGCTCTTTGTTTTAAAATAAACTAAAGGTTATATGGACCAACTAATAGAAGACGAAGACGAGTTCTATCCTGATGAGATAGAAGACGAAGAGTTTGTAGAAGAAGAAGAGATAGAGCTTGATGAGCTATCTAAATCTTTTGTCAACAAGCTCATCGATCGCTGCGTTGAATTCCAAACAGCCTTAGTTGGACACGAACTTCATCCATATCAGATGCCTCTTGCTCGCCGTATTATTGAGTCGGTAATTATAAATGACAGTGAAGAAATTACAGCCTTGGCAGCTCGTCAGTCAGGTAAATCAGAAACTATTGCTAACACTGTAGCTACCCTTATGGTTCTGCTACCACGCTTGGCCAAGATGTACCCAGATCTACTTGGGCGCTTTAAAGACGGCATCATGGTGGGTATGTTTGCGCCTGTTGAGGGCCAGGTAGAAACTTTGTTTGGACGTACTGTAAACCGCCTAACATCAGATAGAGCGTTAGAGATCCTGGGTGACCCAGAGATCGATGACAGCGTAGGCCGTGTAGCAGGAGTTACTCGCCAGATTAAGCTAAAGAACTCTGGCTCATCCCTAATGATGATGACGGCTAACCCACGAGCAAAGATTGAATCTAAGTCGTTCCATCTTATTGTTATTGATGAGTGCCAAGAGGCAGATGACTTTGTAGTATCTAAATCCATTGCGCCTATGTTGGCTTACTACGCGGGAACCATGGTTAAAACAGGCACCCCAACTACGCATAAAAATAACTTTTACAACAGCATCATGCTTAATAAGCGCCGACAGACTGCGCGCACCAAACGTCAGAACCACTTTGAGTGGACTTGGCGAGATGTTATTAAAGTTAACTCCAACTACGAAAAGCACATTAAGCGTGAAAAGCTACGTATTGGTGAAGACTCAGATGAGTTCCAGATGTCGTATAACTGTAAGTGGCTTCTTGAGCGTGGCATGTTTGTTACATCTACAACTATGGACAGGCTTGGCGATACCTCTATGGAGATTCAACGCGCTTGGCATAGAACCCCAGTAGTTGTAGGCATTGACCCCGCCCGTAAGATTGACTCTACTGTAGTAACCGTTGTCTGGGTTGACTGGGATCGCCCAGATGAGTTTGGCTACTTTGATCATAGAGTACTCAACTGGTTGGAGCTGCAGGGAGACGACTGGGAAGATCAGTACTTCCAGATTGTAAAGTTTTTAGAGAACTACAACGTTATGTATGTTGGGGTAGATGCTAACGGCGTCGGTGATGCGGTAGCCCAGAGGCTGAAGCTTTTGCTTCCTAGAGCAGAGGTATTCTCTGTAGGTAGCAGTCAGCCCGAACAGTCTAAGCGCTGGAAGCACTTAAAGGCCCTTATGGACAGAGATCTTATTAGTTGGCCAGCTCACGCTAAGACTAGAAAGCTACGTAGTTACCGTAGATTCAGGCAGCAGCTTGAGGATTTAGAGACCAAGTTTACTGGCCCAAACTTCCTAGCTAAAGCACCAGACGAGGCCCATGCCCACGATGACTACGCAGACTCTTTGGCTATTGCTTGCGCTTTAACTATTGAGATGACTATGCCGCAGATAGAAGTGTCGTCTTCACCGTTTTTTAGATAAGACTTTAGGCTGACTGTAGCTACTTTCTATAGCACACTTTTACTGAGGTCCTCAACCTAATATAGGAGTAAATAATGGCAATTGCACCAGATCCAAAGTTCCCAGAACGTCCTGGCACTGTCTACGACCGCAAAGTCTCACCAGCAACCCCTGGTCAGCGCGGCCCACTTCGTTTTGAAGAAGGCATTGCAACAGATACAGACGTCCCACAGGAATTCACAAAGGGCGCTATGCAGGGATACGTTCCTGCAGCAGGTCGTCCAAACCGTAATCAGAATGTATTTGAGAAGCTTCCAGAAGAGACAATGCGTGAGCGCGCTCACGTTGGTTCTGCTGCATGGGTAGAAGCTCCAGATCATCTTAAGGAATTTGCTGCTGGTGGTTTTGCAGACCACGGTGACAACCGCATTGAGGAAGCATTCCGCAGCGGTGGTCCACAGAAGGCTGGCAATCCTGCAGTCGTCCACGACTAAGAAATAAGTAAGTCATCCCTGCCTCACTAACGGGGCAGGGCTGGTTACTATCTAAGGATGATTAATGGCATTAATTACAGGTAAAGAAGTAAAAAAGGGTCCTAAGCAGATCCCTGCAAATCAAAAGCTTTGGAACATGCTTACTACTCAAGCGCGCTCTAAGTTCCGCACATACCCTTCTCCTGCGGCCGCTCACTGGGTTCACTCTCGTTATGTGCAACTAGGCGGCAAGTTTGTAACATCTGAGAAAGATGTAGATCCACGCTTCCGCGATTACGCTAAAGAAGCGCAGGATAAAAAAGAAAAAGAACAAAAGAAGGTAGTAACTAAGCCGGTAGGCCAGAACCTCATTAGAGGCGAGCGCTTCCGCTGAGTGTCGTTTTGTGCATAAGTCGACATTTGTGTTAATATTGTCTAGAGTTGAAAGAGGTGAGCAGTGAGCGGTATGGATTTCTCTCCACCGAGTTATCGTGCGGCCTCCTCTGATTTAACCATTTCAATTTCCCCGCTTGGGTTAGTAGAACTAGCGGATGAAGAGTTTGAAGTTCACGGCCCACGCCTAAACCGTTACTCCCTTAACTGGGCAATGTACCTTGGGCATCACTGGTCTTACCGCCGTCAAACA